AATATATACAGATGCTAATATAAATGAAGCATTTAAGATTAAGAAAATAAGTTTAGTAGAAATTGAATAAAATTTAAATCTTTAGTTGTATTTTTTACTAATTTGTGATATAATTATGTAGAAGATACAACTATAGTATCTGTTATATTAATTATGAATATGATAAACCTTAATATGAAAGGAAATAATAAATATGGCTATAGCAACGTATAATTCACATGTAGAGTTAGCAAAATACTTAGTTAGTAAAGCTAATTCTACTTATTTAGTAGTAGGTCGTACAACACCGTGGTCTAGTGAAACTAACCCACCACAACCAAATGAGAAAACGACTTCATTACAGGAAATAATTGGATATAAGAAAACACATAGAGCAACATTAGTAAGACCAGCACAGTCACCACAAGATGATGATAAAGAAAAAATATCTTACGGTAATAAAGATTGGGTAGTAGTTACTACAGAAAATGCTAAAGATGAAGGAGCTAAATGGGTTTATCTTGAAGCAGATGTTGTAGGTAATGAATTACCATTAGGAACGTATAGACAAATTGGTTTCGTTATTGACTTAGTCCCTAATAGTGGCGTAAGTAAACCTAACCTATTACCAAGTGAAGTAAAAGAAACAGGAACTTTAATGTATTTTGAGAACAAACAATTCCAAAACAGAACGGAAACTACAACAGCTAAAGAGAGATGTATTATTGAAGTTTAATAAGAAAGGAAGCATATTGAATGGTCGTAAATTTTAAAGTATCCCCTTACCTAGATAGATTTGAACCATCTCAAAATAGAACCAGAGTCTTATTTAATCCTGATAGACCATTACAACAAGCAGAATTAAATGAGCTTCAATCTATTTCAACATATTATCTTAAAAATTTAGGAGACTCTATATTTAAAGATGGTGACAAACAATCAGGATTAGGGTTCACATTAACAAATGAAAATATATTATCAGTTAATCCAGGTTACGTTTATTTAAACGGTAAAATTAGATACTATGATTCTGATGAGACAGTAAGATTAACTGGTGTAGGTAAAGAGTATGTAGGAATGAAAATAGAAGAGAGAATTATCACTCCAGATGAAGACTACTCTCTATTAGACCAAACAAGCGGTGTTCCTAGTTATTTCTCTAAAGGTGCTGACCGATTAGAAGAGAAAATTGTATTAACTCTAAATGACCCTACATCAGCTACTATATATACTTTTTTAGACGGTCAATTATTTGTTAAATCCAACAATCCAGAAATGGATAAAATAAATAAGGTATTGGCTGAACGTACTTATGATGAATCAGGTTCATATAAAGTTAATGGATTTGAATTATTTTCAGAAGGTAACGCTATAGATGATGCTCATGTATCTATCGTAGCAGACGCAGGTAAAGCGTACGTTAAAGGTTGGCAAGTAAATAAACCAACATCAACAAGATTAAATGTTGAGAAGTCATTTGATTTAGGTAAAGCTGAAAATGAAAGTACAATATTCAATAAATCTACTGGAAGTATTAGTTTAGCTAACTCTCCAGTTAAAGATATTAATAGAGTAACAGGTCAAGTATTAGTTGATAAAGAACGTGTAACAAGAGGTTCAACAGGAGATAGTTTAGATTACCTCTCAAATAATACAGCTTTTGAGGTAGTTAGAGTATGGACTGAGACATCACCAGGACAAACAACTAAAGAGTATAAACAAGGTGAAGATTATAGATTAGTTGACGGACAATCTATTGACTGGTCTCCAGGAGGTTCTGAACCTAACGGAGGTACAAGTTATTACGTATCTTATAAATACAACAAGAAAATGGAACAAGGAACAGATTTTACAGTTACAACACAAGGTGAAGGTCTAGGAGAAAAATGGTTTATTAATTTTGATACTTCAGGAGGAGTTAAACCTACAGACCAGTCTGTAGTGTTAGTAGATTACACGTATTACTTAGCACGTAAAGATGCAGTTGTGTTAGACCGTTTTGGAGAAATTACAACTGTTAAAGGTGAACCTAACATTATGCGACTAGTAATGCCACCGACAGCTACAGACCCTGAAGTCTTACAATTAGGTACAGTAACAGTATTACCTAATTCAGATTCAGCTGAATGTTTAACTTATGCAGTAACGAGACTTTCTATGGAAGACTTGCAAAATGTTAAAACTAGAGTTGAAAATTTAGAGTATAACCAAGCTGTAAATGCACTGGATGATGAAGCTATGGAAGGTCAAAATCCTCTAACATTACGTTCAGTATTTAGTGAAGGTTTTATTTCTTTAGATAAAGCCGATATTACTCACCCAGATTTTGGGGTATCCTTTAGTTTTGAAGACGCAGAAGCTACATTGTCATATACAGAACAGGTTAATCAACCTACTATTTTAGATAGTTCTACAGCTAAGATATGGGGTAGATTAATCACAGCACCTTTTACAGAAGAAGCTACAATAAGACAGCCACAAGCTTCAGAAACACTAAATGTCAATCCATATAACATACCAAACAAACAAGGTGTAATGAAAATTAAACCTAGTGAGGATAACTGGATAGAACAAGAAAATGTTACTATTACTAAGCATAAAACTAAAAAGTATACAATGCACAGATTCTGGAGACATGGTGGAACTAACTATAATGAAACAGAACATTATTTATACTCTAACTTGCAATTAGATAAAGGTCAAAAATGGGCTGGAAAATCATGGGCTTACGATGTAAAACATGGTAGAACTGGTACTATTTTAGAATCTGGTGGAAGAAAAACACTAGAAGAAATGATTGAATTCATCAGACAAAAAGATGTAACGTTTACTGTTAAAGGTTTAAGTCCTAATGATAATAACCTATACCTATTGTTTGATGGTGTTAGGGCTCCTATTACCCCAGCATCAGGATATAGAAAAGGTTCAGAACCAGGAACTATTATGTCAGATGCTAAAGGAACAGCTAAAGGTACATTTACAATACCTCCAGGTATACGTTGTGGTAATAGAGAGGTAACATTAAAAAATGAAAACTCTACAAGTACAGCTACTTACTCAGCACACGGTCGTAAAAAGACAACAACTGAGATTATATTTAAAACAAGAGTAACTGTTAATTTAGTAGACCCACTAGCACAATCATTCCAATACGATGAAAATAGAACAATCACATCTGTAGGGTTACACTTTGCAAGTAAAGGTGATAGAAATTCAAATGTAGTTGTTCAAATTAGAGGAATGGGAGACCAAGGTTTTCCTAATAAAACAGTTTATGCTGAAACAGTTCTAAATGCAGACGATATTAAAGTATCAAATAATGCAAGTGCTGAAACTAGAGTATACTTTGAAGACCCTATGATGGCTGAAGCAGGTAAAGAGTATGCAATTGTTATTATTACTGAAAATAGTGACTATACAATGTGGGTAGGTACTAGAACAAAACCTAAAATAGATAAACCTAATGAAGTAATTTCTGGAAACCCTTATGTACAAGGTGTTCTATTTAGTTCATCAAATGCTAGTACATGGACTCCACATCAAAACTCAGACCTTAAATTCAATGTTTATACAGCTAAGTTTAATAAAACAGCGGTAATTGAATTTGACCCTATTAAAAAGGTTAAAGGTGACCGTATTGTATTAATGTCAACTTATTTAACTCCAGATAATACAGGTTGTAGTTGGGAATGTAAAATTATCTTTGATGATATGAGTAATGATGTAACATTTGATAATCTACAGTGGCAACCTATAGGAAACTACCAAGATATAGATTTATCAGCAGTAGCTAGAGAAGTAAAACTTAAAGCTACATTTGATTCAAATAAATATATCTCACCATTTATGACAGTAAGTGACTTAACATTCACTACTTTCTTAACACAATTATCAGGTTCATATATTGGTAGAGCTATTGATATGTCAGAAGCACCTTATAATACTATGAGATTTAGTTATGAAGCGTTCTTACCTAAAGGAACAAAAGTAGTACCTAAATACTCTAGTGATAACGGTAAAACATGGAAAACTTTCAGTAGCCGACCTCAAGTCAAACAAAGTAATAACGAATTCTATAGATATACAATAGATGAGAAAGTAAAAGACACAGGTACTAATACACAGTTACAAGTAAGATTAGATTTATCAACAGAGAATAGCTTCTTAAGACCTAGAGTTAGACGATTAATGGTTACAACTAGAAATGAGTAATTTATAAAAGGAGGGGTAAAACCTTCCTTTATATACATATAAAAAAAGGGAAGTGGTTATAGTGCCTAAAGAATACAGAGACCCTTATTCACAGGCTAAAATATTTGTACCTACACATGAAGAGATTAGAATTAAATCTTTAGAAAAAGAATTAGAAGAGAAATTAAAAAAAGCAGATATTTTATTAACTAAACTACAAGAGAAAGGAAATTAAATTAAATGGCTTTTTCTTACACTGATTTAAAAGATACAGACAGATTAAAAGACCTTTATCCTAAAGTAAACGATATAGGTAATTATTTACTAAGATTAGAAGAAAATTTAGATAGTACAGGTAACATAGAGACATTTGATAGTATAGATTTTAATAGTGTTACTAAAAAAATAAGTAAAAGTGGTGTTTATTACTTTACCAGAGCAATTAACCAACCAGAAGATGTAAATTATAATGGTTATGTTATTTTATCTATAAGAAATACAAATTATTATAAAATATATTTTTCTCCATTTAATACAAGTGAACTATATATAAAAACTTGTAATAATGGTTCTTTGTCTAAGTGGTCTAAATTTTTAATAGCTGGTGATGATTTATACGATGAAGGTAATACACTAGATATTAAAAGATTAAATAAATCAATAACACAATTTGCAACACTTTTAAACCCACCTAAAGAAGACTTAAATACAGGTTGGATAGACTATAAAGAAAGTAGAGAAGGGAAATCATCTATAATAGAATTCAATCCTATAAATTCTACTTCAACTTTTACAAAAATGAGAAGATTACCTGAACAAGAGCAAAACCCTAACTTCTTAAGGGATAGTTTATTTATTCATCCAAAAACAGCATACGAAAATATAAGAACAGATAATTGGGAAACACCTCCTTTTTGGGGTTATTCATCAGGTACTAATAAATCTAGTATTAAATTTAGAGGAGAAAATACTGTTCAACTAAATGACACTTCTTATACTTACCCTACAATTATGTCTAATAGATTTAAAATAGGAGAACAGTTTTCTGTAGGGGATACAGTAACAGTATCTGTGTATGCTAGAGTGAATGACACTTCTTTACTTAAAAATAACTACGCTTTCTTTGAATTAGCAGGTTATGATAAAGTAGACATGACTTTAAATCCTTATACAGGCGGTAGAAGAGAAATAAAAGCAGATGAATTGTCTACAGAATGGAAAAGATACTCATTCACTTTTAGTATTCCAGAATACACACAAGGTGCTTCAGGTGTTAAAACAAATTATGTTTCTTTACTATTACGTATGGATTGTAAAACATCAGGAAATAATAATGGTGCGATTGTTTATTATGCTATGCCTAAAATAGAAAAAGGCAATAAAGCAACACCATTTATAACTCATACTAAAGATGTTAAACAATATGATGAAATATGGACTAATTGGAATGAAATTTTACCTAAAGGTGAACTTAACAATTATACAACCGTAGACACTGGTAAAGATAGCTACTTTAAGTATAGATTTTGGAAAAATGAAGTAGGAGATACTTCATTTAAGGATTTACTATTATCACTACCTCAAGGTTTTCATACAGTGTATGCTCAGAATGGAATTACAGATTTACCAGGAACAGAATCATTAAGAGGTACAGTATTAGTAGATTATAGTAAAGGTGATATTACAGGTACTAATAAACAAGTAGTGTCTACTTTCACTACTTTGTCAGGTAGGACTTATAAGTTAACTTTTAATGGTACTACATGGAATGTACCACTAGGAACAGAAAACAGCTTCTTACTGTGGACTGGGGAAGCAGACTTATCAGATTCTAGTATTAATATGACTTTTAAAGATTCAATTAAAAATTATGATTATGTAGAGATAACATTTTACTTTGATGCGTCAGGGTCTTATACTACAGAGAGACTAGACCTTACTGTTCCAGGATTATCAAATTTCTATATTAGAGGTATGAATTTAGCTAATAGTTCTACATCAACAAGTATTGACTTTTATGAAGGAGAAATCGACTTAGTTTCAGACACTATGGCTAAACCAGCAATGTCTAAAAAAATTAAAATAAGAGACGGTCAATCTTCCGTAGAAGGTTTTAATACAAAAGGACATATGATTGTTTACAATATTGTAGGTATTAAAAAATTATAGGAGTGAAAAAGCATATGGGAATTTACATTATTAATAGTGAAGAAATAGTTTTACATTTAAAAGGAGATGTGGTTTTAGCTTATACTTTAGAAGGAGGGTATGACCCTTCCAGCATTAACAATGCTCTTTTAAAACGAAGTCAATTACCAGAAAACTTCTTTAACGAATTCTCTTCAGGCAGGTTTGCATATTATAGAGATACAGATAAGGTAGAGTATAACCCTGGTTATGTTCCAGTAAAAAGAAATGTAGAAGATGATGATGATGACGGGGACTCTTATAGTTCAGTACCTAATGGTTATGTTCCTAGAAAAGATTATGAAGAGTTAAAAAGTCAATTAGATGAGATTAAGAAAACACAAGAACAAACATTAGAGTTATTAAAACAATTATTAGGACAGAAAGGGTAGATAATAATGTCCTTACAATTTACACAAATAACAGATAAACATACATTGAAAGACTTAACAACTCAAGTTAATAATATTGGGCTTGAGTTAACTAAGTCAGACAATATATTTGAAGTAACTGATGACTTAACCACAGACATTAATAAGTCACAGAAAGTTAAATTAACTAATGATTCAGGTGGAGCTAAAAGACCTAATAGTATTAGTTTCCTTCATGATATTAAAGAACCTGGATATTATTATATCCATCAAAGTGTACTACAAAGAGTTCCTGACAGACCTACAGTAGCACCTCGTGATGCACTTTTAGTTGTATACCCAGTATATACAACAGGTACAGCTGTAATTGTACAGCAGTTATATACTATTAGTTTCTCTGATACAGAATTAAGTTCGGTGTATAGATATGTTAATAATACAACAGCTTCTAACTGGCAACATAATGTGTTACTCCCAGGAAACAAAAGTAGAACATACGCTAACATGGATGTATTAGATATTAATACACCAGGAACACATTTTATATTCAGAGGCTCTAATTTACCTGTAAGAGCTGGTTCTGGTTTAATATCAGTTGTATCATCAGAATATTATGGAAAAGTATTTATTTATGTTGACAATGAAACTAATAAGATATATACTAGTAATAGTAACGGTTCAGGTACATTAAATTGGAAATCACAAATAGAAGTAAAAGATTTAAAACCTTTTTTACTGTCCGATGTAGATGATAACTTAGCTGTTAAAGGTACTAACATAGGTATTAAAGTATCAGATAATAAATCTTTTGGTAACTTTATACAAGATTACGTAACAAGAACTAATCAGCATGTTTTAACATTTTATTGTCAAGGTGGCGTAGTAGGAAACCCTGCGGGGTCAGATTCTTGTAGAGGGTTATTTATTTCTAGTGCTTCAGAAGATGATTTTGGATATGGTGTATATTATGCTATATCTAATGGTGGAAGGTTATATACAGGTACTGTAACGAATAGTAGTTGGAATGAATCTCAAAAGTATCCTATAATGAAAGAGCTATGGACTGGAACACATAATTTTAAAGACACAAATAAAAAAGAACAAATGACAGATAGTATTGACAACTATAACTATGTAGAGATATATACTCGATACAGAGCATTACAGAACACAAAAGGTACGGATAAAACAGGAACACTTTGCCACAAGTTTTATGTCGATGGTGACGGTATTTATGTATGCTCAGGCTCTTATGTATCGGGAGACCCTGATAGAATAGGTGTAGAATACTACAGAGTAACATTAACTATTTCAGGAGATACTTGGACTATTAAAGATAGTGCAGTAAATAATAATAAAAATCAATACATTAAACGAGTAGTTGGATTATCTATTTAAGACTAAGTTAAAAACTTAGTCTTTTTTTATTTGCAATTTATTACTATTTGTGCTATAATAAAACAAGTGTAAGGTATGTGAGGAGATTAATATGAAATTACATGTTAAAAACTTATATACTTATATAGAATTTGAGGAGGGAGATAGTTATTTAAAAGATATTATTTTAAAAAGGATGCACACAACATTAGGTGCAAGACAAGAAGGGTTTCAATATAGTCCAGCGTATAAAAGAGGTCAGTGGGATGGTTATATAGATTTCTATGAGTACGATAGAGATAGATTCCCTACAGGACTACTATTTAAAGTACAAGAGTTACTAGGAGAGCTACAGTCTAGATACAATTTTCAATATGGAATAACTGATGAACGTGATGAGAGTTTCTTAGCTGAAGAAGACATAGATAAGGAAATTAATTTACTAGATGATAATGTAGGTCAAATAACTTTAAGAGATTACCAATACGATGCTGTATTCAATAGTTTAACTTACTTTAATGGTATACTTCATATAAGTACAAACGGAGGTAAATGTATTTCTAAAGACTCTGTAATTTTAACTACAGAAGGATATAAAACTTTAGAAGAGATATTTAATGAAAAAGGAATAAGTTTAGATAATAAAGAAGAAGTAGTACCAATTAAATATCCTCTAATAAATAGATATGGTGAAGTAGAATATACAAGTTATTTTACTAAAAATGGTCTTAGAAAAACTAAAAAGATAAAAACAGATAGAGGTATAGAAGTTGTTAATACTTATAACCATCCTTTATTAGTACGAGAAGGACACAACTTTGTATGGAAAAATACTGAAGACATTAAGGAAGGAGATATATTAGTATCTAGAAAAGGTGATAATCAGTTTGGTACAGACAAAACGATAGTTAGTACTGAAGAGGCTTATGTGTTAGGGTGTATGATAGCAGACAGCTATATGGGAGTAGACCATAGACTTTCTTTTTCTAATGACAAGGAAGAATTACTTAAAGCTGTTTCTGATTATTGGTCTACTATTAGTAGTAAAGAAACTTATTATGACACACATAAAAAGTCTAAAGGTATAACAATACACTTACATGATAAGAAAGCTACTAAAGATTTTTATAATAAATATGATATAGAATTAGGGGTAGCAAAAGATAAAAAAGTTCCTAAATGTATTTTAAAATCACCTAAGGATATACAACTATCTTTTCTAAGTGGTTATCTAGAATGTGAAAGTTCTATAAGAGAAGATGGAAGAGATATGGAAGTTACAAGTGCATCTAAAGAGCTTTTAAAACAAATACAACTTATGCTCTTTAACTTAGGAGTAGATAATTCTTTAACGCAGAAAACAGTTAAAAGATATGAACAAAATTATTATGGGAGATTAAGAGTAAAAACAAGAGAATTAAAGTATTTACTTAGTATGTTAGAATTCAAAACAGAACAAAGAAAAAAACAAAAAGGGAATATACTTGATAAAGAATACAAATCACAATATGGAAACAAAATAGAAGGATTTAGAGATACACTTAAAAATTATAGAAATTCCTTACACATTAATAAAAAAGAGTTCTCTAAATATATTCAAAGAGATTCTATAAGTATTGATAGATTAAGAGAAATATTGGAATTGTACCCAGGGGGAGAAGGAGAAAATACTCTTAAAAGATTAGCAGATATTAATGTAGTTTACCAAAAAGTTGAAAGTGTAGAAGAAGGGGAAGTAATACCTACTTTTGACGTATGTATGCCTAAGACACATAGTTTTATTTCTAATTCTATTGTTAATCATAATACAGAGATTGCTAGTGGTATTATAGACCAACTACTACCTCAATTAGAAAGAGGAGAAAGAATAGCTTTCTTTACAGGTTCTACAGAAATTTTTCATCAATCAGCAGATAGATTAAAGCAAAGATTAAATATACCTATAGGTAAAGTAGGAGCAGGTCAATTTAATATACAGCAAGTAACAGTTGTTATGGTACCTACACTTAACGCTAACCTTAAAGACCCTACACAAGGCGTTAAACTAACACCTAAACAGAATATAAGTAAGAAGATTGCTACTGAGTTTTTACCTAAGTTTGAAGGAGGTACAAACCAGAAGAAACTACTAGGTATGTTATTAGATAATTTTATACCAAAAACCAAAGTAGAACAAACGGTTAAAGATGAACTTATCGGTATTTATAAATCTTGTAAGAATGACAATGAAGTTCTTATGAGATTAAAAAATCATAACGCTAACTTTCAAAATATAGTAAGAAATAAGAATAAGAAAAAATATGATAAGTATCATCGTATGCGTGAGTTTTTAGATACTATAACGGTTATGATTGTAGATGAAGCACATCACTCAAAATCAGATACTTGGTATAACAATTTAATGACTTGTGAAAATGCGTTATATAGAATAGCTTTAACAGGCTCCATTGATAAAAAAGATGAGCTTTTGTGGATGCGTATGCAAGGTTTATTCGGAGATGTTATATCTAGAGTAACGAATAAACAACTTATAGAAGAAGGTCATTCAGCTAAACCTACAATAAATATTATACCTATAGCCAACCCTAATGATATTGATAATATAGATGAGTATCGAGTTGCTTATGAGAAAGGTATAATAAATAATAATTTTAGGAATAAACTTATTGCAAAATTAACAGAGAAGTGGTATAATGAGGACAAAGGGATACTTATTATAGTAAACTTTATAGACCATGGAAATAATATATCAGAATTACTCGATGGTTTAAATGTAGAACATTATTTTTTACATGGTGAAGTCGATTCTGAGATACGTAAACAAAAACTAAATGATATGCGTAGTGGTAAGTTGAAAGTAATGATTGCTACAAGCTTAATAGATGAGGGTGTAGACATTTCAGGCATTAACTCACTTATACTAGGGGCAGGAGGTAAATCATTAAGACAAGTATTACAACGTGTAGGTCGTGCTTTACGTAAAAAGAAAGATGACAATACAACACAAATTTATGATTTTGCAGATATGACTAATAGATTTTTATTCCACCATTCAAAAGAACGTGAAAAAATATATAGGGAAGAAGAATTTGAAATTAGAAAAATGTAAGGAAGGATAAGTATTATGGGAAGTGTTAAGACAAAAAGAAAACTACTAGACTATTTAGAATCTAATTCTAAAGACAATATATTTACTATATCAACAAAGAAAAAAATAGCTGAATCAGTAGGTGTATCTGTATCAACTATTAATAACAATCTTAAAAAATTAGAAGAAGAGAATAAAATAGCAGTAGCTACTAAAAAAGGTCACAACGGTGGTATTGTTATTACACTTATTAAAGAGAGATTTAATACAGAAGACCTTGTAGAATTTAATAAGAGTAACGATAATATTATACAATCAGCACAGAAATATGCTGAAGATTTAAGAGATAAACACTTCCCTACATATACTTATCAAAGAAAAGAAAATAGAAGACGAACTAAACAAGAGATGGCAAAATATAAGGCTATCAAAGATAAGAATAGACGTATTATACTAGATATGAATTTAGAGCTAAGCAATATGAATTATCCTTCTAAAGAAGTATTTAATATGTCTTATGACCCTGAAGGGTTTTATAAAGCTTATATATTATGTAAACTCTATGATATGTATTGTATAGCACACATGAACGCTAGACGAGATTTCCATGAAAGAAGAATAGAAAAAGATGACTTAGAACCATATCAAGTAGAACATCATAAAAAGTATATAGAGTTTTATAAAAACCAATTAGTTATATTCTTATCTAAAAATAGTGTATCTGATAATTTCTTTGGTAGTAAAACATTTAACACTTTCTATAATTTTTATAATAAAATAAAAGATTTAAATAATTTTAATGTTTTTCTTTATATGCAAAATGTATTTAATAATGTATCTTATGTGTATGAAAATACAAATTCTAGTATAAATATTCCTATGCCTAATTACTTTAATTCTGATAAATATTTTGAACAATACTATAAATATATAGATACTATAAAGAAAAATGTAAATAACACACAGAGACATTTAGGAGATATTGAGTTATTAGTAGATTCAACTATATATAAGAGTAATCCAGCATTAAATCAGTTACAGCAAATGTATATGTCAAAATTAAATGATGAAATACATGATATTGACACAATGTTTGAAAAAGCATTAGATTTAGAGGATTTAGAATTCGGTTTTGTAAGAGATAATAAACACTTGACTTTATTAAACTTTAGTGATAAAGTAGATAAAGCAATTAAAGATATGAAAAAAGAAGAAGCAAAAGTAATTAATAAATTTGTTAAGCAACTTATTATTAATGAGTATGCACCAACTAGTTTTTCAAGTAATGTACGTACTTCTTTATTTCCTATGCAAAGACACCATATAATATCAGAATTAGAACTTAATAATAAATCCTTAAAAGATAATTTAATTAATATAGGATTAGTATCTGATAATGCAGACTTAATAAATTTAACTAAGCAAGATATTTCAAATCTTACTTCAGTAGCTTATGACTACCTTGTACTTAGTAAGAATAGTTCTACCTATTATGTTTTGAGAATGTTTGCTGACTTCATGGGTTATGAAGTAAATATCAAAGATGTTAAACATATTTTAACTAAATATAACTTAGAGGACTTGATTCCATTAACTTCTTATGGTATGCTAGATTATAATAGATTGAAAAGAGAGAGTGGTTATCAATAAGAGATGAGTAATTATGATACGATATAAAACAGAGATAAAACCAAATAAAAAACAAATAAAAGAAATTAATAAAACAATTAATGCTTGTAGAAGTGTTTATAATAAATTTATAGAAATTAATAAAATTCGTTATGACAATGGTTTGAAATTTTTAAATCATATGAAGTTTAGTGTATGGTATAACAATGAATTTATTCCAAATAATGAAGATAAAAAGTGGACTAAAGAAGTGAGTACCAAAGCTATAAAACAAGCCATGGCAAATGCAGAAAATGCTTATAATAGGTTTTGGAATTATAATAGTGGGTACCCTAATTTTAAGAAAAAACAAAGTAATGGTTCTTACTACTTAATAGGAACTATTAAAATAGAAAGACATAGAATAAAACTTCCAAACTTAAAATGGGTAAGATTAAAAGAAAAAGGTTATATACCAAAACACAATATAAAGTCAGCAACAATATCAAAAGAATTTGATAGGTACTATGTTTCTGTTTTAGTTGATGAAGAACCTAAGATTATCTTTAAGAAACTTCAAACAGAAGGAATAGGTATAGATTTAGGTTTAAAAGACACATTGTTCACACCTTCAGGTGTTAAAATAACAGATTTAAGAAAGAACAAAAGACTTATTAAACTAAATAAATCATTAAAAAGACAGCAAAGAAAATTAAGTAGAAAACAAAAGAAATCTAATAATTGGTTTAAACAATTATTAAAAGTACAAAGACTATACAGAAAAATATCTAATTTAAAGAGAGATATTAAACGAAAAAATATTCTATCTATTGTTCAAGAAAACCCACAATTTATTATTATAGAAAATTTAAATATTAAAGGTATGATGAAAAATAAAAGATTGTCTAACGCTTTTCAGCAAATAGGATTAGGTTACATTGTTGAATGGTTGAAGTGGAAATGCTATCAATATGGGATAGAGCTAAGGCAAGTTTATAGATTTTATCCATCTAGTCAGATATGTAACCAGTGTGGAAATAGACAAAAAATGCCTTTAAATAAAAGAGTTTACAAATGTGAAAATTGTGGTACAATAGAAGATAGAGATATAAATGCAAGTATTAATTTAAAACAGGCAAAAGAATACACAGTACTAGTGTAAAAGAAAGGAGAAAGTTACTAAAAATTAGTAACTTACTTTAAATGTACTAAATACGGTGGGCTACATCGGAATTAACGCTCTGGGAGTGGTTTTTAGACCTAGTTGTAAATACAACTAACCACAGTGAAAGGGGAAACTTTCTAAATACATTTAAGTATGTTTTTTAGTAGCAGTGAGAAGATTTGAGTAAACGAATAAAGGAAGTCATTCTTCATAAATCAATGAATGATATTAATTTTGCTAGAGAGGTTTTAACTAACCTACCTAAGCATCTATTCTCAGATGAATCTGAGGAAATGAAATATATTTATACAGCAATAAAAAGAAAATCACATACTTCAGAACATATATCTACAGAGTCATTAGCTATTAAAATAGAAGATATAATGACAAAAAATAAATGTGAAGAAGATACTATTACTAATACAATACAATATATGGATAACTTAACAAAAGTTAAGTTAGATAATGAAGATGATTCTATAAATAGTGAAATAAATAAATATGTTAAAACAGAAATGTCTAAAAATGTTTTGACTAAATTTATTATAGAAAATAAACAAGAAGATTCTGATAATTTAACAGAACTTGTAGAAAAATTAAAAGAAATAGAAGTAAAAGATATTGCTGGTACTAGTGGTGAGTTTATTGATTTCTTTTCAGATACTGATAAAAAATTACATGAGTTAAAGCATATTGCTAAAAATAAATTTTCTACAGGGTTTGCTTCTATTGATGAGCAAATAGAAGGAGGAATTGCTAGAGGTGAAGTAGGATTAGTTATGGCTCCCACAGGTAGAGGTAAGTCATTGATGGCTTCTAATCTAGCTAAGAACTATGTACGTTCTGGTTTAAATGTTCTATATGTAGCACTAGAGGAGAACATGGATAGAATGATTTTAAGAGCAGAGCAACAAATGTTAGGTGTAGAGAAAAAGCATTTAATTGATGAGAATATGCAATTAAATGAAGATGTATATAAAGCTTTACAAAAGAAATATGAAGAAAATAGACCTTTCTTTGGTGAGTACTTTTTATCTAAACACATGCCACAGCAAGTATCCCCTAATGACTTAGAACAGTTAATCGTAAATACAAGAATAAAGTACGATAAACGTATTGACGTTGTAATTATTGACTACCCACATTTGATGCGTAACCCTTATGCAAGAAATTATTCAGAATCAGATGCTGGAGGTAAATTATTTGAAGAGATTCGAAGATTAGCACAACAATACCAGTTTGTATGCTGGACTTTAGCTCAAACTAATAGAACAGCATACGGTGCTGAAGTTATTACAAGTGAACATGTTGAGGGTTCTAGAAAAATACTAAACGCTGTCGAAGTAGCACTTGCAGTAAACCAAAAAGATGAAGAATTTAAAAATGGTTACTTAAGACTTTATTTAGATAAAATACGAAATAGTTCAAATACAGGTGAAAGATTTGTTCACTTAAAAGTAGAACCAAGTAAAATGCGTGTAAGAGATGAGACCCCTGAAGAAGAAGCAGAACATAAACAATTATTATCAGATAATGGTAAAGATAGACCTAATACTTTTGATAAAAAACAAAGTAAGATAGAAACTATAAATAATAATTTTGGAGGAATTGAAATTTAGTAAAAATACCACTTGACTTATTAAAAGTTAAGTGGTATAATTTATGTATAATAAAATAAAGGAGTAGGTTAAATGAAATTAACAATTAGAGAATTACAAGATAAAACAAATTTTTTAAAATACTCAAAGTTAAGTAAAACCGCAAAAGAAGATATGGTAAACTACTTAGCAGATGAAGAAGAATTAAAAAAGATAATTAAAGAAACTGTAGGAGATACAGTAAAAAAAGGTACTAAAAAATCTGTAATTGATGATATTTGTGTTGAAATTAATGAATATATAGAGAACATGTTATCATTATATTTGGATACTGAACCCTTACATTTAACGCTTGATGAATGGGCAGACCATGATACAGTAGACTTGGAGGTTGAGTAGTAATGAAATTTGTGTTTTTTACTGACAGTCATTTTCATTTATTTACAAACTATAGTAAACCAGATGAGGAATTTACAAATGATAGATTTAGAGAACAAATAGAAACACTACAGAAAGTTTTTGATATTGCAAGAGAAAATAAGGCTAAAGTTATTTTTGGAGGGGATTTATTCCATAAAAGAAATGCTGTAGACACTAGAGTATATAATAAAGTATTTGAAGTATTTGTTAACAATCAAGATGTTAAAGTATATATGGTTAGAGGAAATCATGATGCAGTATCTAATAGTTTGTACACTTCTTCAAGTATTGATATATTTGAAACATTACCTAATGTAGAGGTTACAAAGTCTTTAAGAACAGAACCGTTGAGTAGTAAAGTACAACTTACAATGTGTGCTTATGGTGATGAGACTGAAGAAATTAAAGAGTTTATTAAAAACTCTTATGTAGAAGGTAAAGTTAATATTTTAGTAGGGCATTTAGGAGTAGAAGGTAGTTTAACAGGTAAAGGGTCACATAGACTAGAGGGTGCTTTTGGTTATCAAGATTTGATGCCTAATGAATATGATTTTATTTTACTAGGACATTACCATAGAAGACAGTATTTTAAAAATACAAATCATATGTACGGTGGGAGCTTAATGCAACAATCATTTAGTGATGAACAAGAAGCTAACGGGGCACATTTAATTGATACGGATAAATTAACAACAGAGTTTATACCTTTAGATACTAGAAAATTTATTACTATACAAGGAGATAATCCACCAGAAGAATTAGAGGAACTAATCAATAAAAATCATTTTATTAGATTTATCGGAACACCAGAACAGGCTAAAGTATTTGAACTGGATAAAGGTATGGAAGATAAAAATGTACAAGTACAAATGCAAAAAGAGTACACAATAGAAAAGAGAATTGATTCAGATGTTTCTGACAGTCCTTCTGAGATAGTATCTAGTTTTGCAGATAAGTATTACCCTGGTTCAAAAGATGAGTTATTAGAGTGTTTAAAAGAAGCACAAATAAATTAAGTAAAATAAAAATACCACTTGACTTATTAAAAGTTAAGTGGTATAATTTATATATAATAAAAAAAGGAGTTAATCAAATGTTGAAACGATATAAGAATTATTTAGATATAAGTGATGAAGAGAATTTAGCTGAAGATTGGAATAGAGTAGTAGATGATTTATGGGAAGTGCTTAAAGATATGAAACCTAAAATCAATACATTAGATATAAGTAATGTGGTAAGTAAAGATTTAGATAAAAGTAAACCAATATTACAGTTTGAAGATTCAGATAATGTAATAGAAAACATTTGTAATGTTGAAGGTTTAGAAGATGGTTTATCTAAAATAAAAAAGATTTTTGACGACAGTAATTTTGAAAAACATTACTATAATAGAATTATAGAACATGATGAATACTATTGGATTGATTACGGTTCTCATCATTGTTTCTTTAGAGTTACGAAAGGAGATATAAATAATGGTTAAATTTAAGTATGTTAAAATGAATAATTTTATGGCAATTAAAGAAGCAGAATTAGAGTTAGATAACCAAGGATTAATTTTGATTGAAGGGGTAAATAAAACTAATGATTCTTTTGATTCTAATGGTAGTTCAAAATCTACTTTAGTGTCATCTATTACTTATGCTTTATATGGTAAAACAGAAAAAGGATTAAAAGCAGATGATGTAGTTAACAAGTATGAAAAGAAAAATACATCAGTTATTTTATCTTTTAATATTGGAGAAGATAATTATAGAGTTGAACGATATAGAAAACATAATGAATTTAAAAACAAAGTTAAATTATTTTGTAATGATAAAGAAATTACAGGCTCTACAAATGATGTGACAGATAAACAAATACAAGATTTATTTGGAATTGATTTTAATACTTATGTCAATGCCATTATTTACGGACAGGGAGATATTCCTATGTTTTCACAAGCAACAGATAAAGGTAAAAAAGAGATTTTAGAATCAATTACAAAAGTAGAAGTCTATAAAAAAGCACAAGATGTAGCTAAGGAAAAAGTAAAAGAAGTAGAAGAACAACAAAATAAAGAACAGCAAGAAATTGAAAAACTAGGATACCAAAAAGAACTAAAACAAGAACAGTTTGATAAAGAAGTGTCTAAGTATAACCAAGTAATGGAACAAAAGAAACAAGAGGAAGAAACTTTCAAACAAAGACAAGAAGAATATAATAACAAAGTTAAAGAATTAGATGAACAAATTAACACATTAAAACAAAATATACCTGAAATTGAAAATACAGAGTTTATTTTCAGTGATAACTATAATAAAGCAAAAGAAGGTATTGAACTTATTAAAAACAATATAAATGATAAGTTAATGCCCGTTTGGAATCAAGAAGAATTGTCTGAACGAGTAGTAGACCAAGAAATTAGAAGTATCCAATCTAAGATTAATCAACTAGATACAAACGACCATTGCCCTGTTTGTGGTTCTCCAATTGATAATTCACACAAAGTAAAAGAAAAAGAAAATATGGAGACACAAATATCACAAGAACAAGAAAAGTTAAAACAACATAAAGAAAATAAACAAAAAATAGAAGATAAAAAAAGAGAATTAGAAACTAAGATTAACCAATTAGAACAAATGATGAAAGAAGAAGATTTACAAAAACAAAATCACGATAGAGAAATACAAAAACAATATCAACAACAACAAGAAGTGTATAACAATATTAGTCAATTAGAAAATAGTAAATCAGGTTTACAAAAACCAACACTTAATGATTACTCATATATTGAAAAACCTGATGAAAAATTATACAAAAAAGAACAAAATGATATTGATAAAGCTATTGACAAACATAAAGATAAAGTGGTACAATTAGAGACGAAGAAAAACAAATACAGTAATGCAGTAGATGCGTTTGGTAATAAAGGTATACGTTCTGTAGTACTAGATTTCATTACACCATTCTTAAATGAAAGAGCTAATGAGTATTTACAAACATTATCAGGCTCCGATATTGAAATTGAATTCCAAACACAAGTTAAGAATTCAAAAGGAGAACTTAAAGATAAGTTTGATGTAATTGTTAAAAATAGTAATGGTGGAGAATCTTACAAAGCTAACTCAGCAGGAGAACAAAAAAGAATTGATTTATCAATTAGTTTTGCAATTCAAGATTTAATCATGTCTAAAGATGATATTTCTACTAATATTGCTTTATATGATGAGTGCTTTGATGGTTTAGATACTATAGGTTGTGAGAACGTAGTTAAGCTATTAAAAGATAGACTTAAAACTGTAAGTACTATTTTTGTTATTACTCATTCAGAATCTCTTAAACCATTGTTTGAGAATGTAATTACAATGGTTAAAGAAGATGGAGTATCAAGACTAGAGAAGGGATAAGAAAATATGAAATTAGTATTTAAAGATAAACAAGAAGTAGAAGTTATGGTATACCATAAAAAAGATTCATATGTAAAATTTAAATCACCTATTGAATCTATAATTAATTGGTATCCATTATCTAATTCTTATGATTATAAATTAGCAAAAGATAAAAACTTTTTAGAATTAAAAAGATTACGGTCTTATTTACCAACATCTTATGGTATTAGTGATAACAATTCTTCATTAAAAAAAGAAGAGGGTTACAGATGTAATTTAAATACATGGTATAATCCTATTGTAGAAAAATATAATATGAAAGTAATTAAAAAAGCTGAAGAATATGGTATTACTACAATTAAAGATAAATTTACACAAGAAGATGTTGATGAAGGTTTCGATATTGTAGGAGTTATGTTAAATACAATGAAAGATGTTTCTTTGGAAAGATACAAGAAATCATTGTCTGATAGGTATCTTAAGAAGTTTAATCTAAAAAGTAAAGATACACAAGTATCAGAAGCATTACAACATACAGATGCTTCAACAGATTACACTTATGATATGTTAGGTAAGATTTATAATATGTTAGTTATTATGAAAAAAAATAATTAAAGTAAGATAGGTTATGGTAGTATGGAATTTACAGACTTTTTAACTTCTGAAATAGGAAGACCTAAAGAAAATACAATAGGAGAAAAAAGATATTGTTGTCCTTTTTGTGGGGAGAAAAAGTATAAGTTTTATGTACATGAAGAGACAGGGCAATATATATGTTTTAAATGTGAACGTGTAGGTAATCCATTTACTTTTATGAAAGCATATTTTAACGTTAGTAGTAAAGGTGCTAAGGATATATTAGAAGGTCACGATATAGAATTAGATAATTTTAATATTGTTGATTATGGTGACGATACTCTAACAACAAGTGAACGACTTATTTTAATGATGAGGGGTGTAGATACTACTAAAAAACAAGTAAGTATCAAACCTCCAGAATTACCTACTGGGTTTAAATATTTAAAAGATAACGTAAATAATACTGAGGCTAAACCATTCTTTGACTACCTTTACAGTAGAGGTATAACATATAATCAAATTGTTAATTATAATATCGGTTATATAATAGAAGGATGGTGTTGGAAGGCTAACAAGGAAGAAAAAATAAAACTTACAAACAGTGTTATATTTTTTACTTATGATAACGAAGGCAAATATCAATATTGGAATACTAGAAGTATAGAAAAAAATCCTTATATTAAAACTCTCAATGCACCTGGAGATGAATACGATATAGGAAAAAAAGATATTGTATTTAATTTAAACATCGCTAAACATCAGTCTTTTGTAATTATTACTGAAGGTGTATTTGATGCTTTAACATTCGGAAAATACGGTGTAGCAACATTAGGTAAACATGTATCAGAAGAGCAAATAAAACTACTTAAGTTAAATATAGATGAAGAGACACCAATATTTATATTTTTAGATAGTGATACTATAACACAAAATGTATCACTGGCTTCTAAATTATATACAACACATAAAAATGTTTTTGTAGTACCTCATGGAAAACAAGATGCTAATGATTTAGGTGTTAAGAAAGCTATAGAGATTATTAAAAATAATAAAATACTAGCTACACCAGAAGGTATTTCTAGGTACAAATTACAACAAAAATTTTACAAATAGACTTGCATAATATTATTATTTGTGGTATAATAATAATTAAGAATTAAAAGGAGGAAACAATTTGGAAAAAGATATTTTAAATTTTATTGATTCGTATATTACAGCTCAATCAACAGAAAACTACCAAAGAGCTAACCAATTAGAAGAAGAAGGAAAAGATAAAACAGCTTCTTATACAGACTTAGCTAAAGCAATTACTAACTTAACTATGGGAGTATCTAAACAGTTAGATGATATTGAAGAAAGTTATAATATGAACCTCAATATCCTAATTGATGCTTTAAGACAAGCTGATATGATTAATGATGATGTGATTGATTTTATTCAAGAAAAATTAGAAGAAATTGATAAAGAAGAAGAGGAGAATGAATAATGACTAAAGTAACAGAAACAGAATTAAAAACATGGTTAACAACTTTATTAAAAGCAAAAGCAGAAGGTTCAGAAATTACACAAAAACAACAAAAAGAATTACAAGAGATTGGTAAAAAACAAGTAGACTTAGATACAGCTACTGTAATTGCTCAAAGAATTTCTGAACAAAGCCAACGAGAACTATTAGGTATTATTGATAATGCATGGAACTATATTGATTTAATTTTAGTTTTATTAGAATCTGAAGTAGGTATTACAGATGAACAAGCTAAAAAAGCATCTGAGAAAGTAAATAAAAAACGTGAAGAATTCTTACAAAATAAACAAGAAGAGTTTAAAAAACAACAAGAAGATAGTTTTGAGCCAGATAAAGAACCAGATAAACAGGAAGATTCTGAGAAAGTCGTTAAAATGACACCTAAAAATGACTAACTCTAAAAAGAAAGGCGATGCGTTTGAGAGAAAGACAGCCAAAATTCTAGGGGAGTGGTGGGGTGAGAAATTTAACCGCTCTCCACAATCAGGAGGAGCAAGTTGGGCTAGCGATAATAACGCAGTAGGTGATATTGTTACTCCAGCAGGCTCTAACTTTCCTCTTGTTATAGAATGTAAACATCGTGAAAATTGGTTAATTGATAATGTATTGCTTAATAATAAAGAACCACATACATGGTGGCAACAAGTAGTAAATGATAGTGACGAGGTAGGAAAAGTACCTTGTCTTATTTTTACTAGAAATAGGGCTTCTACTTATGTTGCTTTACCATATATTGAAGAAGTTTATAACGACTTAAGAGAAGAAGAATATCCTGTTATGAGAACTGATTTTATTATCAAAAATATACGTGAAGATAAATTTTATTACGATGTTTTAATAACCACGATAGACGGGTTGACTGGATTTAAACCTTGCTATATTATTAATCACTATTCGGAATTTGAGACAATTCCATATAAGAAGGTTGATTCTAAGGTAACTGAAACAAGTAATAAAGATGAAGATAAGTTGATAGACAACCTTCTTGATAATATTTAAGAAGGAAGAGATACAATATGACAAGCAAAGAAAGACCATTAATAGTTTACTTTTCAGGAACAGGTCAAACAGAAAAGTTAGTAAATAAAATAAATCCTGATAACTCATTTGAGACATTAAGAGTTAAAACAGGTAAAGAAGTTATTAATAGAGATTATATATTAATTACACCAACATATATGAAAGGTGAAATGCCTGTACAGATAAAAAAATTAATTAATAATAACCATCCCCCTAAAGAAGTTATTGGAACAGGAAATAAACAATGGGGTAAATTTTTCTGTGGAGCAGGAAGAACAATTTCTAACATGTTTAATATACCTCTAATTGCTAAAGTTGAGCAATCAGGACATTTTAATGAAGTAGAAAATATATTAAATTACTTTAAAGAAAATTATAAAGTGATTGGAGCATAGATAAATGGCAAAGAATTATGGAAAATGGATTGAATTAAATAACGAAATTACCCAGCTGGATGAGTATGGTAAAAATAAATTATATAAAGATAAAGAAGCTCTAAAAGAGTATGAAGATTATGTTAAGTCTAATACAAGAGAGTTTGATAATGAAGTAGATAGAGTTAGAGTATTGACAAAAGAAGGCTCTTATGATAAAGTATTAGATAACGTGCCTGATACTATTATTAAAGAGATGACAGAATTAGCATATAGCTTTAATTTTAAATTCCAAAGTTTTATGGCTTGTCAAAAGTTTTATGAATCCTATGCAGTGGTTCAATATGATAAAGATGATAACGTAGTATTTGTAGAGGATTATGAACAGCATAATGTTAGAGTAGCATTATATTTATTCCAAGATGATTATGCTAAAGCTAGAGATATGCTTATTCAATTAATGGAACAAACATTACAACCAGCTACACCTACTTATTTACATTCAGGTAAAGGTAATAGAGGGGAATTAAGTTCTTGTTATATTTTTGTTGTAGATGATACAATAGAATCTATTAACTTTGTAGCTAACTCGGTACGAAATGCAAGTAAAAATAGTGGTGGAGTATCCGTAGAAGCGTCTAGAATAAGACCTAAAGGAGCTACAGTACAAGGCAACCCTAACGCTAGTCAGGGAGTTATTCCTTTTGCTAAAAATATTGAACAAGGTGTAAGCCACTTTAACCAAGCAGGTATGCGTCAAGGTTCAGCTGTAGTTTATTTAAATGTATTTCATCAAGATATTGAAGACTTTTTAAGTTCTAAGAAAATTAATGCTAGTGAGAAAGTTAGGTTAGATACTTTATCTTTAGGTGTTACAATTCCTAATAAGTTCATGGAATTAGTAAAAGATGATAGACCATTATACACTTTTGATACTTCTAATTTATATGAAGTAACAGGTAAACATTTAGATGAGATTGATTTTAATGAAGAGTATGAAAATTTAATTAAAAATGATAACATTAAGAAGAAAAAATTAAATGCAAGAGATTTAATGACTGATATTGCTAAAACTCAATTAGAGAGTGGTTATCCTTACGTTTTCTATATTGATAATGCAAATGATAATCACCCACTAAAAGGTATAGGTAAAGTTAGAGCTAGTAATTTGTGTAAATAAATGCACCTTTAACGAGTAATCGTTATCGAAAAACCCATCTAAAACGGGAAAGCCTAAGTCAAATGATATGGTAATCCGTTGCTAAATATATAAATTGTAATCACTCATAGGAGAGTGATATTATGGAAAATAAACCTGTTGGAGCTGTTTATGTGACTACATGCTCTGTAAATGGTAAAGAATATATAGGTAAATTTCTTTATAACAGAATAAATGACTGGGAAAAGTACTTAGGTTCAGGTAGGTATCTCAAAGAAGATATTAAAAAATATGGTAAAGATAAATTTACTAAAACAATTATAAAAGATTACTATACGACAGAAGAATTAGAAAAAGCTGAGGAAGAATTAATTTTAAAAACCAATGCAGTTTATGATGATAACTATTATAATGTAAAATTATCTTCTGTAGGAGGAGATATATTTACAACAAACCCTCGAAAAGAAGAGATTAGAGAAATGAGAAAACAACAAATGAGAGGTCAAGGTAATCATCAGTATGGTAAACCTAAAACAGAAAAGATGATAAATTCAGTAAAGAAAGCTAACTCTAGAGCAATAGAGATAGAGGGTATAAAATACGAGAGTACATCCGAAGCATCTAGAATTTTAAGTATAGGACATACTACAATTGGTTATAGATTAGATTCTGATAATTACCCTGAGTATAAGAGATTAACACCTAGAAAAACAAAAAAGAAATGATTACAATTTATATTAAATGCCCAACGACTATCCGTAACCTATCCACATATGTGGAGGGATAAGGTTAGAGCCAAGTGGTACAAGTATTGAGTAATAATCATATAAAACTTGTTTAAATCGAAACGGTGGACTTCCCAAGTGGAAGAATGATATAGTCTGCTCATTTATGGAAACATAAAGAAGTTCATAAGAGAACTGATAGTGATTAACGACCACTACTGAACATATAGGACAGAAATAGCACAATTACAAGAAGTATCAGATATACATCCTTATATGGAATCTGATAAAGATAATATCGGTAGGGATGTTATTTGTACACTAGCATCATTAAACTTAGTAAATGTTGTAGAGAAAGGTTTACTTGAAGAGTCAGTTGATATGGGTATGCGTTCTTTGTCAAATGTTACTGATATGATGTATCTACCATTTTTACCTAGTGTAAATAAAGCTAATGATGAATTACATGCAGTAGGTTTAGGTTCACTTAATTTACATGGACTCTTAGCTAAAAATATGATTAGTTATGGTTCATTAGAAGCTTTAGACCTCATTAACAGCTTGTATAGTGCAATAAACTATAACTCTATTAAATCTAGTATGCACATTGCTAAAGAAAAAGGTAAGTCATTTAAAGGGTTTGAAAAATCCGAGTATGCTAATGGTAATTATTTCAAACCATACATTAATAAATCTAATGAACCAACAACACAAAAAGCTAAAAAAGTTTTAGAAAAAGTATATATCCCTAGCCAAGATGATTGGGAGCAATTAGCTAAAGATGTTAAAAGATATGGTTTATATAACGCATATAGAAGAGCAGAGGCTCCAACACAATCTATTTCATATGTTCAAAATGCTACAGCAAGCATTATGCCTGTACCTAGTGCGATTGAGAATAGACAGTATGGAGATATGGAAACATATTACCCTATGCCTTTCTTGAGTCCTATTACTCAATTCTTTTACGATAATGAAACAGCATATAAATTAGATAATAAAAAAATCATAAATACGGGTGCTGTGGTTCAAAAACATACAGACCAAGCAGTTTCTACAATTTTATATGTTGAATCAGAAATACCTACAAATAAACTAGTAAGTTTATACTACTATGCATGGTCTAAAGGATTAAAATCATTATATTATACACGTTCACGTAAGTTAGAGGTAATTGAATGTGAAACATGTTCGGTATAAAGGAAGGAAAACAAATGTCACTAAGAAAAGCAGTAGAATTAAATAATAAAGAAGATAAATTAGAACCAATTAATTGGAATAAACAATCAGACGGTATGTCTGAGATTTATTGGAATCAAGGTGTTAATCAAATCTGGTTTCCTGAAGAGTTCGATATTTCCAGAGATTTAAATTCTTGGAATGAACTCTCTGATATTGAGAGAGAAACTTATAAAAAAGTTTTAGCAGGGTTAACTGGTTTAGATGCTAAACAAGGCGGAGAAGGTATGAACCTTATTTCATATCAAGAACCTAGAAGACATTATAAAGCTGTTTTTGGATATATGGGTATGATGGAGTTTGTACATGAACGTTCATACTCTCATATATTTACAACTATTTTAAATAATAAAGAAACTAATTATTTATTAGATGAGTGGGTAAGAGAAGAAAGCCACTTAATTAAAAAAGCTCAATTTATTGGTTATTTTTACAAAAAGTTACTAAACCCAGAGCCTACTACTTTTGATAGATATATGGCAAAAGTTGCCAGTGCGTTTTTAGAGAGTGCCTTATTCTACTCCGGGTTCTATTACCCTTTACTTTTAGCAGGTCAAGGTCGTATGACACAATCAGGAGCTGTTATATTTAAAATAACTCAAGATGAATCATATCATGGTTCAGCAGTCGGATTAACAGCACAATATGATTATGAGCAGTTAACAGATACGGAAAAAGAAAAAGCTGATAAATTAATGTATAAATTACTTGACATATTATATGATAATGAAGTATCATATACACATATGTTATATGATGACTTAGGATTAACTGACGATGTAATTAGATATGTAGAATATAATTTTAATAGAGCCTTATCTAATTTAGGTAAAGAAGACTATTTTCATCCAGAACCTTTTAATGCTATTGTTAATAATCAAATTGATGTAGGTAGAATGAGACACGTAGATTTCTTTAGTGGGAAAGCAGATTATGAAAAATCTACTAATATTAAAGATATTAAAGATGATGATTTTAATATCGAAGATAATGAAAGTGATTTAGTAGATAAATTTTTATGATAACCTTTTTATAGTATAACATAAGAAAGGAAAGTTATTATGGATAGAAAAGAAGCATTAGTACTTATGAATAAAGCAGAGACTTTGTTTAAAAAGTATGACGATTTCAAATATGTAGAAGACTTATACGACCCTATTAAAATACTTAATCAGAAAGAAGATACTAGACCTGATTCAGAGTCTACTTCTTTTCAATTAGAATTTAGTTATAAGAGTACTAATTATATTTTAGGGTATAATAACAGTGCACTCACAGTTATAGATAAGTCACAAGGATTAGAACATCCAATAGTTTATAATGTAAATAGCTTTGAAGAAGTAATTAATTTATTAGAAAAGGATGAAAGATAATTAATATAAATTTATAACTTTTTTATAAATTAAGTTGCATTTTTACCTAAGATATGTTATAATACTTGTAGAGGTGATAACATATCTTAAGGTGGGCTAAATAATGATAACTAAAAAAGTTAGGCTTAGACCTACTAAACAACAAGAGCTACAATTATATAAATCAGCAGGAACAGCAAGATTTATATACAACTGGACTTTAGCAAAACAACAAGAAAATTATAAACAAGGAAAAAAGTTTATACAAGATTCTGTTTTACGTAAAGAAATTACTCAGTTAAAGAAAACAGAAGAGTATAAATGGCTAAAAGAAGTTAGTAACAATATTCCTAAACAAGCAGTTAAAGATGCTTGTATTTCTTATAAGCGTTTCTTTAAAGGACAAGCTAAATTTCCTAAGTTTAAATATAAGAAGAAAACAAAACCTAGTTTTTATAATGATACACATAGATTAAGAGTAAAAGAAAATTTAGTATTGTTACAAAGAATAGGTTGGGTTAAAACATCAGAACAACTACCAACGAATACTAAGTATTATAATCCTAGAATTACTTTTGATGGTAAATATTGGTATATAAGTGTTTCTATTGAAGAAGAAAACATCTACGAAGAACTAACTGATGAATCACTAGGTATTGATTTAGGAATAAAAGAATTAGCAATATGTTCTGATGGAACTATTTATGGAAACATAAATAAAACAGTAAAAGTTAAAAAACTAGAAAAACGATTACGTAGATTGCAACGTAAGGTATCTCGTAAATATCAAAAAAATAAAGAAGGAGGAAAGTTTGTCAAAACTTGCAATATTATAAAACTTGAAAAACAAATTAAACTCCTACAACGAAGATTGTCTAACATTCGTAAAAACCATTTACATCAAACAACAACTTCTATCGTGAAAACCAAACCTAGAAGAATTGTTATAGAAGATTTAAATGTAAGTGGTATGATGAAGAATAGGCATTTAGCTAAAGCAATACAAAAACAAGGTTTCTACGAGTTTAGAAGACAGTTAGAGTATAAGTGTAAAAGAAAGGGTATTGAAGTTATACTAGCAGACAGATTTTATCCTTCTAGTAAAACTTGTTCTAACTGTGGAACTATTAATCAAAACCTAAAACTATCAGATAGAATATTTAACTGTGAATGTGGTTTTAGTCTTGATAGAGACCTCAATGCAAGTATTAATTTAGCTAACTACAATATTTAGAATATCAAAAACAAGATACTAAATATATGTACCGTTCGTTGTACGGGAATTTAAGCCTTTAGAGTATCATACAAACTCAAGTAGAGTAATAAGAAGTAATCTATGTATATGAAATACTCAAAAGAGGGTACATTGAAAAAGGAATAAGATTTATAAAGTTTTATAAGTTTTTGACAACGGATGAAGAATAAATATGGAAAAATTAGAAAGCTTAGTAGACTTAAATACAAAAATCTCATACAATGATGACGCTATTGTATTAATTTCACAAGACGGATGTGCTAAATGTGAGATTTTAAAAAATATCTTACCTGAATTTGAAAAGACTGGAGATATTACAAAATCCATTTTCTCATTAAATTTAGATGACGAAGATGTGGATAGAGAGTTAGCTATCGAGAAATTTAATGTTATGAGTACTCCTTTGTTACTTTGTTTTAAAAACGGAGAGCTTAAAGTTACTTTAGAAGGTGACGATGTAAACCCTATGAAATTTAAAGATTTAGAAAATATTTAAATTTAATTTTGATAAATCTCACTTTTATGGTATAATTAATTTATACAAAGAAGTGAGGTTTTTTTATGGCAAAAAATAAAACACTAACTATATATAATAGTGATAGATATTTCAATATTCATACTAAAGATAAAAAAGAAATAAGTAAATCAATAAAAATAACACATGCAAATGAAGAGGATATAGAAAAAAATCTAGATAAGGTAGCTACTAAGTCTAGTAGATATATACTCAAAGATGATAATACTTATATGCTATTTAATGAGAAGTATAATAACGATAGGCTTATTGAGAAAGTATGTAAACATGGAGGCGGTGTTTACTATTATACAGATTCTATTATACCTTATTATGTATTTAAAGACTTATCTACAAACCAAAATTCAGCAGTTGTTTATAAAATGCGTGAGCGTTTTTCAGATAAAGAAATTGATAATATAGCATTATCCTTTATGGGAACTAAAGTAATAATTGATATTTCAATAGTACTTCCTTATGTAAATCCTTATGAAATTATTAGAAATTTACATCCAATTAAAACTAATGTTGATGAGGTTCACTTAACATTCCCTAAGATAAGAACAATTGAAGAAAAACAAAAAAAATTTTATGATTTTGATGGTGAAGGTTACGTACTAAAACCTGAATATAAAATTGATTTTGCTGAAAGAATTAGAGTATCTCTATCTGTATGGAAAATGTATATCTATATCCTTACTAGTGAAGAAGACCACCAAGATGTTACAAATGAGATAACTAAATTAAAAAAACAAAAGAATGTTAAACTGTAGGTATAATAATGACAGTAAATAGAAAAGATATAGCTAGAAGAATATCAGAGGAAACAGGATACTACATACAGGATATAGAAGAAATATTAGAAGCAGAATCAAAAGCTATCGTTGATTTCATTGACGAAGGGCAAGAAAAAATAAAAAATCATAAATTATATCAAATAGAAGTAATTGAAAAACCAGAAAAAAGAGCATGGAATGGATTAGATAAGAAGTACTATACTATACCTAATAAGAAAGTACTTAAGATTAAACCTATGAAATACTTAGAAGAAGCAAATGAAAGACTTAGAGAGACAGATTAAAAAATTTGTCTCTTTTTTTATTGACATTAAAGATATTCTATGGTATCATATATTTAAACAAGTGTAAGGAGAAGATAAATATGAAAGCTTTAATTTTATACGACCACATAAGAGAAGAACATTTTAAAGTTACAGATGATAATAAAACAAGATTAAATCTTTTTAATACTCAAAATGGTAAAACTTTAAAAATGTTATTAGAGAGATGTTCAGGTTTAGTAAGAGATAATTCTAGAAAAGATTATGATATTGATTTTGTGTATAAGGCTATACCAACACCTGTAACAAATAATTACGGTAAGATTGTTAAATACCAAGATGTAAAGCAAACAGAAGTTAAACCTTATTACTCAGAATTAACTAAACGAATTATTGATAATAATTATGATATTATTGTTCCTTTAGGTAAACTAGGTATTAAATTTTTACTAAACGTTACAAAATTAGGTTCAGTAAGAGGTGTACCTCACAAAATAACATTAAGTACTGAAAATACAAGTAAAGGTGTTTGGGTATTACCTACTTATAGTATTGAATACACTAATGTTAATAAAAATGCTGAACGTCATGTAGTTACAGACCTTAATTTATTAGGTAAATTTGTAAAAAATGGAGAAGAAGCCTTTAAACCTAAAAAAGTGTCATATGAACTTGTAACAGATATTGAAAGAGTAAGAGAGATTTTTACTAAAGAAGTAAAAAAAGATAATAATGATGGTATAGATATAACAGCTTGGGATACAGAGACTAATTCACTAAAACCAGATAGAGCAGGAAGTAAAGTTTTAGTAGTATCTTTAAGTTGGAAAAACGGACAAGGTGTCACAATACCTATTTATAAATCTGATTTTAATTGGAAAAACGGACAAAAAGATATTGATGAGATACTAAGTTACTTAAGAGAGTGGTTAGCTGATAAAGAGGATATAAAAGTAGGTCATAATATTAAATATGATATAAAATTCCTAATGAGTACACTAGGATTTAACACATTTGAAAATAATCAAGACACACTTGTAGGCTGGTATTTAGCTGTAACACAAGAAACCACAGATTCTAAACGCCTGTCTGACTTAGCATATGAGGTTACAGATATGGGTGGGTATGACACACCGTTAGAAGAATTTAAAAAATGGTTTAGTAGAAAATTACTTAAATTCTTGTCAGAAAAAATGTCTACTATTATTAAAGATAACAAGAGTATTGCAAAAAAAGAACATAATATTAAAGCAACAGAATATAAAAATTGGTTATCTGAAAACATTAGTGTGGATAAAGAAGTAGAGCTTGATAAATATGAGCAAAAAACAGAAATGAATAGTACTGATAAGCAATATATTCAATTAGGTTTACACCCAGAACGATTAACAAAAACAATGTTAATGGGTGATTCAGAGTTTGAAGAGGTAGCTAAGCTTTCGGATGAGTATATGTCTTTAAGTGATGAAGGTAAAGAATATACACTTAAAACAGCTTTAGAATTAATTAATAGGTTTAAAAAACATACAGATGTATATAATGAAGTTGATGGTGGTAAGTTTAATTATGATTGGATTCCTTTAGAACTAATGCACCCTTATGCTAGTGGTGACGTTGATGTATGTCGTAGAATTTATTCTAATATACTAGAAAAATTAAAAGACCAACAACGACCTAAAGCAATAAAGTTATGGCAACAAGATTATCCAAGGTTAGATAGAACCCTAGCAAGAATAGAGAGTAATGGTCTATATGCTGATTTAGATTACATGGAAAAGAATGACAAAGCCTATGAATTAGAATTAACTAAAATTGAAAATAAAATAAGAGAACATTGGGCGGTAAAAGAATTTGAAGAAGAAAAATATAACTTATATGAACTAGGTTTAGAAGAGTTTAGTAAACCTAAAAAAGAAAGAGACCCAGAAATAGAGAAGTACAGAAATAAGTATAAAGATGATGGGTGGAAATTTAATATAGGGTCAGGAGACCATAAAAGTGAACTATTGTATAAAATATTAGGTTTTGAATTACCTTATGACCAGAACTACGTTAAAGCTACCTCTTTTGAGAAAAAGAAAGAGCAAGATATTAGTTGGGAAGACTATAAAACAGATACTAAAGCTCTAGGATATATATTATCTGATTTAGAAGTAACAGAAGATAACAAAGAACTAATAGAAGACTTATTATACTACGCCTCTATACGAACAAAACGAAACTCATTTACTCATAAGCTTCCTAGAATGGTTAATAAAAACACACAAACACTACATGGTAGTTTCTCATCAACAACTACAAGTACAGGAAGATTAGCCAGTAGTAACCCTTAAATTGGGGTTGTAAAACTTTGTTAACTGCGGGGAGAAACTTGTTAGGTCTTAACTACTAACTTATAATGGAAACATATATAAGGGCAAACAGTAATGTGTTTGGTACAGTAAAAAGGTTAAGAATAAAGAGAATCCGCAACCAAGCCCCTGAAAGTGTATGGAAGTATGGGGAAGGTTCAACGACTAGGTGTTGAGGTAGCACAACCAATACACACCCACGAAAGCAAGGATATTATTTCTGTGGTAGGGAATAGTAAGGAAGAGTATATGAAAGAAGTTTGGAAAGATTATGATGATAAATATAAAGTAAGTAATACAGGTAGAGTAATAAATAAAATTACTAAGCATGAATTAAAACCATGGATTATTAATTCAGGGTACAAACAAGTTACAGTTACTGAGGGTAACATATTAGTGCATAAATTAGTAGCAAAGCTTTTTATACCTAACAATAATCCTAATCTAAATGTTGTTAACCACATCGATAATAATAGATTGAATAACCACGTAAACAACCTAGAATGGGTAGATTATAGGGGCAATACCTGACACTCTGCTAAACAAGGTAGACAAAATACGTATAGTGCTAGGGAACAACTTAAAAAGGTATCTAATAAAGCAGTATATCAAAAAGATATGGAAGGTAATATTGTTAAGGTGTGGGATTCACCCACTCAAGCACAAAGAGAAACTGGTGGGTATTTTAGCCCATCAAAAATAAGTCAAGTAATTTCTGGAAGACATAAATCACATAAAGGTTATAAGTGGGAGTATGTAAATAAAGAGTCTAAAAGAAGTAAAAATATGAAAATTGATGTATTTGACTTAGACGGTAATCTATTGTATACTAAGTATAGTATGAATAAGGTGATGAAACTACTCAACATGAATAATCATAAGACATTGAGAGATAAATTAAGAAAAACAGATGACTTTGTAGAGTATAAAGGATATAAATTTAGAAACAGTAAATAAACAATAAACCTACCACAGAAATGATATATGATATAGTCTGTCCTATATAGAGATATATAG